ATTCTTGCTGAAAGGTTTGGTTGGACACCTACTCAGGTAGATGAGCAACCGGCTGTCACGCTTGATTGGCTTATCGCTATCGGTAACCTAGTTGATGAAGTGAAGAATCAGAGAAACCAGTAGTCATGAGTGAAGAGATCCGTATCAAGAACATGGATCAGGTTCTCGCTGGTATCAGGAAACAAGAAGATGCAATCAATACTGCTGCCAAATTTGGTATTAGGGAAGTTGCTATAAATCTGGTTTATACGACTCAGAAACTTCTTAACAATAATCCACATAAACAGCGTGGGATGAGTTGGTATCCGAGTGGCCACATTGGTGGCAATGGTTCTCCACCTAACCGTAGGTCTGGTCATCTCAGAGATAGTTTCCAGATGCAACCTAAGAGCGGTTTACCTGGCTACGGCTATTCAGTATTCCCAACCATGGTGTATGCGAGATCACTAGAGCTCGGTAACCCGAAGTGGAAATCAGGTGTCAAGTATCCTTATCTAGAGCCATCTGCTCGTGTAGTCAGAGCGAAGGCATCAAAGATTTTCACTCAAGCATTTCTAAGCAAGTATAGGCAGGGTTAGCATGGCTGATCAGATTCCACCGATGATTGTGGAGATACTTGTTGAAACCGACAAACTGAAATCTCAGTTGGCAAATGTGCAGACTCAATTGTCTAAGGTTGGGGAACACGCTGGCAAGGCTGAGAAACCTGTTCATGGCCTAAAAGGGCAGTTTGATGAACTAGGAAAGAAACTTCTCAAAGGTGTCGGACTAGTGGAGATGGTCAATTTCTTAAGGGAATCCACTACAGCATCAGCAGACAACGCTAAATCACAAGCGTTGCTAGACCGACAATTGCAAGTCACTACTGGTGCAACTAAAGAACAAACTAAAGCCGTAGATGAGCATCTTGAAGCACTATCTGAGCAGTCAGGTGTGTTGATAACTAAACTTAGACCGGCTTACACAACTTTACTTCGCACCACTCATGACTCTACTAAGGCACTACAACTTCAGAAGTTGGCTCTAGATGTTTCGGCTGGCACAGGTAAAGATTTACAAACTGTCACACTTGCATTGAGTAAGAGCTTGACCGGTAATGCTGGAGCGTTGAACAGGATTGTGCCTGGTGCTAAAGGTGCTGGCGATCAGATAGCGTTCTTGCAAAAGCAGTTCCATGGTGCAGCCAAGGCAGCAGCAGACTCTAACCCTATGCAGAAGTTCCAAGTGATGATGGAGAAGATCAAGGTCACACTAGGTCAGGCCTTGTTGCCTTTGATGAATACCTTAATCAAGATTCTGCAACCATTGATGCCAATCTTTAATTTGCTGGCTGGTGTCATCGGCATGGTTGTAAAAGCCGTCACACCTTTGATCACCAAGATTATGTCTGCACTCATGCCAGCCTTTACTGCTATCGCCAAAGTGCTGACACCTATTCTCAAGTCCATCCTGCCACCACTCATCAAGTTGCTGGATAAAGTGCTAGTGCCTGTTCTGATGTTTCTATCGCAGATCATCATCACATACCTTGTCCCATACTTGCAAAAGATGGGTGATGTCTTTGGCTGGCTGTTAGACCATGTTGTGAATTTCATTGTGGATGCATTCAACAGGATGCTTGCTGTGCTAGGGCCACTCTGGCAGTTCCTGAAACCAATTGTTGATGGCATCATGGCTATGGTTGGCCTGAAAGCCGAACCGGTCATAGCTCCAAAGGTAGATAAGACTGGCTTAGAAGGCATTACTGATCTGACTAGCAACACAGGTCTGATGCCTGATGGAACAGGAACTGGCACAGGAACATCTGGTGACAGCAAGCAGGTGCAACTTCTGAAAGAAACACAAAAGAAGATTCTGGATGCTCGCAACACATACCATCAGGCAGTCAAAGATGCTAACGATGCATACGCTACAGACATCAGAAACCAAATCAACGCTTTCAGAGATGTCTTTAGGCAAGCCACTCAGATCAACCTGGGTGACCTGTTCTCTGCCGGTAATAAGACAGCCGATTCACTTGTAGAGTCACTCAAAGCGAAACTTGCTGGCATCACTACATTCTCGCAAGACATAGCAGCCATCGCTGGTGCAGGTTTCTCTAGCGACTTCGTGAAAGAAGTTATGGGTCTAGGGCCTACTGCTGGTCATGAATTAGCTCAGGCAATCATGGGTGCTACACCTGAAGTGCAAGCACAGATCAAGGATTTGTATGGTGCTGCTCAGGATGCATCCAAGAATGGTGTCAATGATGTGGCCACCACCATGACTGACATGTTTACCGAAGCGACTCAGAACCTAACTGATGCTTTAGAGAATGCCACCAACACTTTGAATGCGACTCTGTTGAGCCTGAAATCTAATGTGACTAGCACGGTCAACAAGGTTGTGCCTAATGGTGGCTCACCTACACCTACACCTACTCCGACACCTAAGCCAGCACCTACAACTCAGATTATTGTGAATACCAGCACCAATGCGACACCATTAGTGATTTCTCAGGCTGTGCTGAATGGCATAAAGTTTGGAGCTCCGATTGCTCCAGCACCAGCAACTCAGGTCATGACTGGATACCAGCAATGGATGGCAAATCCAGGTGGTATCCCTGCTCCGATAACACACTAGGAATTTATGGCACTCAACTATTACTCATTCCAATTTGGCACATTTGTGTTTGGTGGAGCAGGTTCACCATACCAAATCCTAGATGTGGATGGTCTAGGGTTACCAGAACTCCGAGTGCAGGATGACAACCGTGGATACAACGATGGTATGTTCTCAGGCCGTGACTTTCTATCTGGTCGCACACTCACATTCACGCTCAACATTTTCGGTGATGCTGTCAGGAACGCTCAACAGAATTTGGCTCTGTTCAATCAGGCCATGATTCCACAGACATCAGGCACTACTGCTCTCTACTTTCAGTTAGCACCTACAGACACCACCAAGGTGTTGTATGCGAGAGTCAGATCTAGGCGTGTGCTAGTTGATCCTGATTACACTTACGGATTTATCCGAGTGCAGGTCACCATGTTCGCACCTAACCCGAAATACTATGATCAGACATCTACAACTGGATCTATCTCACCAGTAGCTCCGGCTGGTCGCTCATACAACCGAACCTATAACATGACATTTGGTGGTGGCACAAACGCTTCGGCTTTGACCATAGTGAACTCTGGGACATGGACTACTTATCCGACTGTCACCATTACAGGGCCTATCACAAACCCGATACTGACCAATCAGACTACAAACCAGTCGCTGGCTGTAACGGTGATACTACAGGCAACTGATAGTCTAGTGCTGGATTTAGAGAACAAGAATGTGTTGCTCAATGGATCACCGGTCAGAAACCTTCTGACTGGCTCAAGCCAATGGTTTGGTGCTAGTCCAGGTTCAACGGTGTTTGCTTTGACTGGCACAGCATTCACGGCAGGTGTCACATCTGCATCTGTTGTCTATGCATCCGCTTATGTTTAGGAGATAGTAATGGCTTTACGCACACCACCGTCATGGCTTCAGAATGGTTCGCATCCTGCTGAAAATGACCGTCTAACACTTCAGAGCTGGATTTCTAGCACAGGCATCATCGGCTCAACTTCACTTGCTGTGACTGCTCAGGCATCTCCGAACATGACTGTGAATGTGGCTACAGGATGGTGTGCCATTCTCTCTAGCACATCTAATGCTGGCGTGTATGTGGCTTACAATGATGCGACTACCGTGCTGGCCATTGCTACAGCAGATCCATCTCTGCCACGCAAAGACATTGTTGTGGCTACGATTTCAGATTCATACTATTCAGGATCAACAAACACCGTGGCATTCCAGGTCATTGCTGGAACAGCAGCAGCATCACCTGTTGCACCATCTACTCCAAGCAACTCTATTCTTCTGGCTACCATCGCAGTAGCAGCAGCGACAACAGCAATTTCATCAGCCAACATTACTGATGGAAGAACATCTGCCACATCAAACTTGGTGAGCTCTGTTTTGAGTAGCGGATCATTTACTTCATCTCTGGTGACTGCTGTTGGCACAACATCACTTGCACCTTTGAGATTTCAGTCAGGCACAAACCTGACCACAGCGACTGGTGGTGCTGTTGAATACGATGGTTCTGTCGCATACTTGACACCTAACATCTCTGCCACTAACACATCAAATGGTGGCCGTGCTTTGCTACCAGCCAGGTATTTCTATGCTCTAAATGGCGATAGAACTCTGACTCCAGCATCAACTGCTATTCAATCTCAGTTTGGTGTTGGTGTGGCTTTGGCCGCATCCACCACTTATGAAGTGGAACTTGTCAGCCGTATCTCCAGCACACAATCAGCGACATCAACAAACTACAATGTGACTTTGGGATTTAGCTCTGCTCCGACAAGCATAACTGGAACGACTTTATCTGGATTAGCAAACTCAACAGCAACAATCAACATCATCTCGTCAGGTAGCTTCACAGCCTACACATCAGCATCAGCATCCACTATCACCATCCCTATTGTGGTCAAGGCACTTATCAGAACAAACGCTGCCACTACATTCACTCCACAACTTACGGTTTCAACCACAGCATCATCTGCTCTGTCCATCCTTAGCGGATCATTTGTGAAAGTCACTCCAACCGGATCAGCATCTGTCACAGGAATCGGAGCATGGGCATAATGAGTGATGATGTTAGGCCACCAAGCAACCAGGCTCTACTGCTTCAACTAGTCCAAGACATCGCTGAAGTCAAAGCCAAACTCAATGTGGTCGCAGACCATGAAGAGCGTATCAGGTCACTAGAAAAGGCTCGCTACCAGTCAGCATGGCTGATCAGCGTTCTCACAGCAGGTCTAAGTTCTACCCTTGTTTATTTCATCGTGAAGGCACTAGGAGCGTAACTGAGTGAAGCGATGCATGATTGTTCTAGCAATCGTGACATGGCTCTCAATTGTTGCTTGCACTCCAGCATTTGCTGGTCAGGCAGAAGGCTTAAGAGTTGATGTCTATACCTATGATCCGTCTGCTCTACCTGAGCATCAACTATCTGACCAACTCAAACCATGTGTGACTGATACTGTCTGGACATCTGTGCCAGACATCAACGCTGATTGGGGTGGTGGCATAGTTGCAGGATGTCAAGGTGACTTTGTGGCCATCCATTACACCGGCTATCTCACACTACCTGTGACTGGTTCTGTAGCTCTGCAATCGTGGGCTGATGATGGCTTCTATCTGTCTTTGGATGGTGAGCCTGTGATTCAGGATTGGACTCTCAAAGGCTGTGGTGGCTCTACTGTCCAACATGACTTTGTGGCTGGTGTCAGCCAGCGTGTAGATGCATGGTGGTATGAGTATGGTGGTGGTGCTTGCAACATCTTGTCTTACCAATTTGGGGATTTATCTGGGCCTATTCCAGCATCTAGTTTCAGTCAAGATCCTGTGGCGATAGTTGATCAACCTGATCTGACTGCACCAGAGAATGTGAAGGTCACACCTGATGGCACAACACTTCATGTCACATGGGATGCACCTGATACTGTCACGCCGATAGAGCATTACGCTGTGTCATGGACTTATGGTGACAATCCTGGTTGGGGCATTAGTGCCACCGATACTCAGGCAGACATCACAGGCTTGCCAGAAGACACGCTGGTGTCTGTGAGTGTCAGGTCAGACAATGACACGCTTGGGGTTTATTCGGCTTACAGCGAGCCTGTGGTGGTTTCTACAGGGCATTCTGTGGTGATTACACCTACTCCACCACCTGTGATTCCTGAGCCACCGGTCATCCCGAATCCACCTGTTGACCCACCACCACCTGTGGTCATACCTGAGCCACCTGTGATTGTCCCACCAGTAGTGAAACCACCTGTTGTCATTCCTGATCCACCTGTGACAGAACCCACATCAGATTCATCAAACCCTGAGCCTATTCCATCCATCACAGAGCTAAATCCAGCAGACATTGATCCGACTACTTTGACATCAGCAGATGTGACTCTACTGATTGACACGGCCAATGCGACATTAGAAACTGCATCACCTGACTCACCTGA